AAGCCCTTCAGTCCTTTCGACATGGGCCACGGGGTTCCAATACAAAAATATACACCAGCTTGCTCTACGTTTGGATATTAAATGGCCTTAATGGATAAACCCGAAAACGATCCTGAAGTAGCTACAGAAACAGATTCTGTAATACGCCTAGAAGAAGACGGGGACGTACAACAGGAAAACCTAGAATACCAGAATTTAGCAGCTTACGTCCAAAGCCAATTCACCCGCGCAAAAACTTCCCGACAGAGTGATGAAGATCGATGGCTTACCAGTTATCGGGATTATCGTGGTCTGTATGATGACACTGTTCAATTCACTTCAACGGAGAAAAGCCGTGCCTTTATTAAAATCGCTAAGACGAAGTGTCTTGCTGCTTATTCTATGGTCACGGATGTCCTCTTTGCAGGGAGCAAGTTTCCTATTGGCATCGAATCCCAGCAATATCCTGAAGGGGTTGAAAACACTGTTAATTACGATCCCAACGCAATTACTACAGAAAAAGTTAAAGAAAAAGCAAAAGTAGACTTTGAGGTTCCCCGCACAGTATTGCGCCCAGAGATTGAGCGTGAGCTAGGGATACTTAAAAGCAAAACCCAGCCAATACACGAAGAGCTAGAGTCAGGCGCGTCTGCGGGGCCTACAGCGGTTAATTTTGAGCCAGCTAAAAAAGCCGCGCTTAAAATGGAACGCAAGATGCACGATCAGCTAGAGGAGAGTGAAGCCTCTAAGCACCTAAGATCGATGGTCTTTGAGATGAGCCTTTTTGGCAGCGGTATAATGAAGGGTCCGTTTGCAGAAGAAAAAGAGTACGCGGGTTGGAGTGAAGACGGGGAATATTCACCTACCTTCCAAACCATTCCTAAAATTGAATATGTTTCTGTGTGGGATTTTTATCCCGATCCAGATGCGCGGAATATGTCTGAAGCTGAATACACAATCCAGCGACACAGAATGTCGAAATCCCAGCTAAGACAATTAAAGAAACGCCCACACTTCCGCGACGAGTCCATTGAATTAGCCATTGAGCTAGGCCCGTCTTATGTAAAAGAAAATTGGGAAGATACTTTAGAGGAATCCCACTTATCTGAAATCCACCGTTTTGAAGTACTAGAATATTGGGGTATCGTTGATAAGGAAGTAGCTGAAGAAGCTGAACTAGAAATTCCAGAGGAACTAGAAGATAAGGACCAATTCCAAGTAAACGTGTGGATTTGTAATGACCAAATACTCCGCTTGGTGATGAACCCCTTCACGCCTGTTCGCATTCCATACCACTGTGTTCCATTTGAATTAAATCCCTACTCCATGTTTGGGATTGGTGTCGTAGAAAATATGTCCGACACTACAATTTTAATGAATGGCTTCATGCGTATGGCGGTGGACAACTCTGCGTTGAGTGGAAACCTTATGGTGGAGATCGATGAAACCCACCTAACCCCAGGTCAAGACTTAGAGATATACCCAGGGAAAGTATTCAGAAGATCGTCGGGCCAAGTCGGCGCGGCAATACATGGAACTAAGTTCCCAAACATCTCAAATGAACTCTTTATGATGTTCGATAAATCACGCCAACTAGCTGATGAAGCTACAGGAATCCCCTCTTACGCACATGGTATGTCGGGGGTTATGTCTACGGGTAGAACAGCCGCTGGTATGTCTATGTTGATGGGCGCAGCGGCACAGATGATTAAGTCCGTTGTTAGGAACATCGATGACTACTTATTAAGCCCAATGGGTAAGTCTATGTTCGCCTTTAACATGCAATTTCTATTTGAAGAAGAGTTTACCAAAGGTGATTTAAGCGTCACTGCGCGGGGGACTGAGAGCCTTATGCGTAACGAAGTTCGCTCCCAGCGGTTACTGCAATTTATGCAAATGAGCGCGGGTAATCAGATGCTAATGCCTATGGTAAAATACGATTATATTCTACGGGAACTAGCCGCATCGATGGACCTAGATGAGGATAAGATTTTAAATGATCCCCGCGAAGCTCTAATTCAAGCAAAAATGATGGCTGAAATTCAAAGCAAGATGCCCCAGCCTGAAGGACAACCCCCGCAAGAAGGTGGCCCACCTAATCCACAAGACCCTACTGGGACAGGCGGGGGAAATATCAACGCTGGTGAAATACGGCAACCTAATGAGGCTGGATTCACAGGCGGCGGTGGAGGAAATAACGGGGGTCAACCCGCCCCACAGGCCCCACAAGGCCCCGTACAATGATGAACCGCACAGAGTATAGGGATATGCTTGCCCTAGTTAATAATTCTGACTGTATGGATATTCTTAAAGAGTATGCCGAAAGGCGAATTGAACACGCTCGACAACAGTTAGAAACTACACTGGACCCACTTACGATGCACCGCTTACAGGGCCGTATTTTAGAGCTTCGCCGCTTTGAAACGCTGCGGGATGAAGTAGTGAAAGGCTCCGATTAATGTCCACCAGTTTGAACAGTATTGATGAGGCCCAAAAGGGGATACTCACACAGGAAGGTCGAAAAATGGCTGCAAAGAAATTTCAGGTAGATGATAAGAAAGCCGACAAAGATGGTGATGGCGCGGTTTCCACAAAAGAGCGTGTGACTGCGGAAGCAACACAAAAAAATGAAATACCTGAAATGTCTATGGGCGGGATGGCTTGTAACTGCGGTTACTCTGACTGTGGGTGTGGAATGGGGATGATGTCTGATCCGATTGGTTCTACGAGTGCAGAAACCGCAGATGATATAGAAGTGATGATCTCCGAAGGGGAGTATGTTCTTCCAGCCAATGTCGTGCGTTGGCATGGCCTAAAATATATTATGGATATGCAAGATGAGGCCGAAATGGGCCTTATGATGATGCATCAGTCGGGCCTCATTCAAGAGGTAGACGAAAATGGTAAAAAAACGGAACCCTATGGCGCGGGACTTGAGGACTCCGAAGTATCGGACGCAAGTGGTGAAGCCAAAGACCCAGAAACCTATGAAACACCCGAAGGCAATGAAATCGAAGTGGTTGCAGGATCAAGCATAGATGAAGAGATGATGGAATACGACGATGAAGAGTCAGAGTATGGTAAGAAGCGTAGTCCATTTGGAACGATGAGTAGCCAGCGAGTGGCATTCATCATTTAACAGGCCACCCAAACTGGGAGATACGGTTTGGCCCCTAATAACGAGTAAGAAATGGCAAAATATCAAAGAACTGAAATAGACGAAGATGAATTAACTTATTCTGAGGAATTTGCAGCGGAGCAAGATGCTACGGAAACACAGCAACTCCCCCCAGAAGAAAAAACATTTAAACAAAGATATGGCGAAATTCGTCAGTACATGGCGGTAAAAGATAAAGAGTACCAAACATCTTTAGCCAATATGCAAGAACAACTGGACAGCGCAACTAAAAAGCAAATTCGTTTTCCAAAGACTGATGAAGAGATCGAAGAATGGTCAGAGAAGTACCCTGACGTTTCAAAAATTATTGACACAATTGCACAGAAACGCGCCCGTGAAGCAATGGAAGAAGGTGAGAAAAAACTCTCTTCTCTACGTAGCTTGGAAACGCGGTTAACTAAACAAACGGCTGAACAGCAATTAAACCAGTTACACCCTGATTTTAATGATATTAGGCAAGATCCTAATTTCCACGATTGGGTAAAAGTACAGCCTCAGTCCATACAGGATAGCTTGTACAAAAACACACAAGATGCTCATTCAGCCGCCCGTAGTTTAGATTTGTATAAATCAGATATGGGTATACGAAAGGCTAAGAAGTCTAACACACGTTCAGCGGCTCAGTCGGTAGGACGTACAACAAATTCTGCGCCACCAACAGGCGGGAAGCAAAGTTTTTCAGAGTCTCAAATTGCAGCAATGTCTGACAAAGAATTTGAAAAACACGAAGAGGCTATCTTGGAAGCGCAACGCAAAGGTGCAATTTCCTTTGACCTCTCAGGCGGTGCTAGATAATAGCACTGTACATAACACTTAATATGTGTTATAATAATACACAATTAAGGCCACTCTATTAAGTGTATTAGAGTCTACCCTTACTGAGTAATCACCCAAAAAATTTAGAAGCTAATGTCTACCGTTCGCACGGCCCCATCTGAGGCTACCCGTGTGTCTACGCCACATTGAATCGTCTTCTTCCCTCACATGTCAATTTAGGAGAAATTTAAATGGCATACGCACAAGCGGGTTCTGGCACATCCTATACGGGATCAGCCTATACCAATCTCAACGGGGGCGTGTGGTCCCCAACTATATTTTCAAAAAAGGTTCAAAAAGCTTTTAGAAAATCAAGCACTATCGAAGGTATTCTCAATACGGATTATTGGGGAGAAATTAGTTCATTTGGCGATACCATAAAGGTGGTAAAAGAGCCAGATATTTCCATTACGAAATACGAAAGAGGTACAAAGGTAACCGAACAGGATATCGCGGACTCCGAATTTTCCATGGTTATAGACCAAAGTCAGTATTTTGCTTTTGGTTTGGACGATTTAGAGCAAAATTTATCCCACATAAATTGGCTCGACCTCGCGTCTGACCGTGCGGGTTACAAGCTACGTGACGCGATTGACCGTGAAGTAATGGGCTATATGTCTGGTTATGCGCGGAACACTGCGGATACTGCTTGGATTGTAAACGCAACAACCAACGGTACTAAAGCAAACGCAGCGGCTGGTTCAGATGAATTATTGGCTGGAAACAAGCTCAATACGACTTCATTTGGCGGCACTCTAGGTTCTGGTTCTACATCAGCAACTATCGCGGCTACTACATCTATCCCTGTTGCAGCGGATGGTGGAGCGGGTGCTATCACATCACCTTTAGCCATTATGAACCGCATCATGCGGAAGATGGATGAGGCCAATGTGGACTCAGATGGTAGGTGGATGATAATTGATCCAGCCTTCAAAGAAGTCTTGATGGACTCGTCATCGAAGTTAATAAATGCTGATTTCGGCGGTGGAGATGAACTACGTAACGGCCTAATGCCACAGAAAATTCGTGGTATGCGTATTTACGTAAGTAACAACCTTCCTCTCTTTGGAACAGGTGGCGGCACTACAGCGGCTGCGGGTAGCCGTGAGCATTTCGGAATCCTGTTAGCTGGTCACGATTCAGCGGGTGCAATGGCTCAACAAATCTCAAAAGTTGAGACTTTCCGCTCTCCAGAATCCTTTAGAGACATTGTTAGGGGCCTTTCGCTATATGGCAGAAAAATTCTTCGCCCTGAGTCTCTGTACACAGCCCAGTACAACCTAGCCTAAAAACAGGTTTAGGCAATGGCTATCACGCTAACTACAGCGGCTAAGAATGCTACGCTAGATGCGGTTGTCGATCTAATCGATGTCGGGTCTGGCGCAACAGGAAGTTTAAAAATCTTCACTTCTGAAGACGCTGAACTAGCCACATTGCCTTTATCTAGCCCCGCGTTTGGTTCTGCAAATGCGGGGACTGTTTTAGCTAACGCTGTGTCTTCTGACAGTACTGTTAACGCGGGAGTTGCCGCAAAGTTCACAGTTTTTAACAAAGACGGTTCTGCATTATTTTCTGGGACCGTCACAAGCCCACTAGGTGGGGGTGACCTCACTTTATCCAACATAAATCTTGTCGTAGGGGATAGTGTTTCTGTCTCCTCATTTTCAATGACAATCTGAGGAGTTTCAAAATGTCATTATCTAACGAATACGAGACAAAATCTCTCAAGTTTTTGTTTACCCCAGAGGGTTCTGGGTCAGGTCAAAACCTAGCGACTTCCCTACGCCCTGCATCACTTCACTTAGCTTTGTTTACTTCAAGCCCAAGCGATACGAGCTTTGGAACGGAAGTGGCTGCGACAAACACAAACTACGTGCGTCAAGCAGCGGCTTTCACGATTGCTGGTAACAACGCCTCTAATACTTCGGCTATCGAATTTGCAGAGTGTGGAAGCGCAAATTACGGTGATGTTGCCGCAGTTGGTATTGTTGATTCATCTACCGCCACAGCCGCAACAAACATAATCGCCTACGCCTCACTAACAGGTGGAGCAAAGACAATTAACACGGGCGATATTTTCAGAATCCCCGCTGGCGATTTGGATATCAACCTAGACTAACTTTGGGGGCTGCAAGATGGCTATTCTTACCAACATTTGTGAACGTCTGTTTCTAGATCATGTCTTTGGCGTGACAGAATGGAACCGCCCGACAAACCTATATTTGGGCGTGTCTGCGACAGCGTTCACAGAGGCTGATACTGCCTTTGCGGCCCTTCAAAAAGAGGCTGGGTCATCTAGTACTACAGTCTTCAATGCAAATAGTTATGCTAGAGTTAAAATTGCTCAATCTGGTTCCAGCGGCAATACTAAAATGGTACAACATACTAGTACTCAATCCAGTGGAGCTAGTAGTTTTAAAAATACTAATGGGGCTGGTCAAATCGATTTCCCTCAAGCCAGTGGTTCTGGCTGGGGCGCAATACAATACTGGGCCATATTTCAATCCGACATCCCAGCAAACAGTACGTCTGAATCAGCCATAAATGCAGATGCTAATCAGGCTCCACTAATGTTTGGATCATTTTCAAGCGCGACTACTGTGGCCTCTGGATCTCAGTTTCGTATTTCCGAAGGCGATTTTGAAATCATACCACCCTCAAATATTGTTGAAAATGTCTTCAACGCCGAAGGTGAATGGGCTGGATTACTGGGGCTGACATGGAATAATGATTGGACTTTTAAAACTGCTTCGACGGGTGATCATTATCGATGGTGGCTTGGAATTTCTACGTCAGAATATGCGTTTAATGAAACGGTAGGGGGTCATCAAGAGCCTGGATTTTCATCAACCAGTTCACAACTGAATAACGGCTATATTCAACGTGCTGAAGTTATTATGGGCGCAGCTTCTACATCTACAAATAACACAACTTCTTCCAATACATCCGCAATAGTATTTCCCGAATGTCAGACAAATAATTGGGGCGATATTGCATATTGGGCATTGTATCAGGGCGGCTCATCAGGAAGCGGTCAAAATCCAAAAACCGCAGGGACAAATAACGCGCAAAGTCAACCCATATTTAAAGGCGCACTTAGCACGGCGAAAACCGTCACGGTGGGTGATGTTTTACGCTTCCCAATTGGGTCATTCGTCATAGGCGCGACATAGGAAAATTAGATGCCGAAGTTTGCTGATCGAGTCAAAATAAGCTCTTCTACGACAGGCACTGGTACGCTTACTTTAGGCAGTGCCATTTCTGGATTTCAGTCCATCCCAGCAAGTTTAGATGGTGAAACAGTTGGCTACGTTATTGAAAATGGTAGCACTTGGGAGCTAGGAACTGGGACATACACTCATTCTGGTACGACACTATCCCGTACTTATCGAAGCTCCTCAACGGGAGCTTTATTAAATTTAACGGGTGCGTCTACAATATTCCTTACACCAGCGGCTGCGGATCTCCAAACTGTTCATGTTTATGCAGCGGCCTCTGATCTGCCCAACGCGAGTTCTAACCACGGAAAAATCTGCCACCTCCATTCACTGGGGCGCATGGTTTTCGCACACGCTGGAAACTGGATCAACCTCGCTAATGCCTCTGAAATCGTTACATATGTAGACGCGACTACATCTGCGGCTGGCTTAATGTCTACTGCGGATAAAACTAAATTAGACGCAATTTCAGCATCCGCAAATAATTATGTCCATCCGAACCATACGGGCGAAGTAACATCAGCCGCTGATGGTGCAACTGTAATTTCTGATAATGTTGTAGATGAAGCAAATCTCAAGGTAAGCAATAGTCCTACTAATGGATACGTTCTAACTGCTCAAAGCGGAAATGCAGGGGGATTAACTTGGGCCGCTGCATCTAGTGGCGGCGGTGGTGGCTCTGCCACATCAGCGTTATCTGAGCAAGAGTTTACGGCTACAGCTAACCAGACTGTCTTTACGGTTTCTGGTGGTATTACTAACGCAGCAAATGTAGCGGTGTTTTTAAATGGTTCTAAACTAGGTGCATCCGATTATACGGCCTCTGCGTCTAGCAATAATGTGACTTTGGCGGCTGGGGCAACAGTTGGTGACTTAGTTGAAATATCTGAATTTGGACAAGAAGCTGGCGGAGCCTCTGTAACTTCTTCTGATACGGCCCCTACTTCACCTTCGGCTGGGGATCTTTGGTTCGATAGCAGTACCGCAGAATTGCTCGTTTATTATGCAGATGGTTCAAGTAACCAATGGGTAACTGTATCAGGAGAGCAAGGCCCACAGGGTGCAACTGGGTCTTCTGGAACATCGACATTTGCGGCTCTCACAGACACACCATCAACTTTATCAGGTCAAGGTGGAAAAGCGGTACAAGTAAATTCTGGTGGATCGGCTCTAGAGTTCGTGGACGCTGGTGGGGCAGGAACAACCGTCCATGCAAATCAAACTGCTATGACAAATAGCAATCCTGACGCTGGAACTTTGCATTTCGTCACTGATACTAATTCACTTTTCGTTAAAAACTCATCTGGATTTTTTCGCCTTGCACAGCTTACAAACGTAAATCCAACGATTTCAAATCTACAACATACGACGAATGGCACAACCGCAACAATCGCAGCAAGCGCAACATTTGGTCTAACGGCTGGTCAAAATTCAGTTATAACACTAACGGCGGCTGACCCAGACTTTGGAGATACAATTTTTTATTCTGCCACGGTAGTATCAGGCACACAGGCAAGCGTTGCGGCAAGCATCACTCAAGGAACTGGCGCAAACGTTAATAAATTTACCATTGTTCCAGCTTCCAGTGGATCAGGTCTAAACTCTATAACAGTAAGGTTTGATGCATCTGACGGTATTGGGGTCGCTCAACGATCTGCATCGTTCAGCATTGCGTTTTATAATTATTCAAACACAGCGCAGCAATCCCAACTAAATGCCAGCGATGGCGCGGCAAACGATTTTTTGGGCGGTGCGTCTGCAATCGACGGCGATTACTGTGTGGTTGGCGCATATGGCGACGAAAACTATAAAGGCGCGGCGTATGTCTATGTGAGAAGCGGAACAAGCTGGACGCAGCAAGCAAAATTAACGGCTGATGATGGTGGGGCTGGTCATTATTTTGGCTATTCTGTTGCAATTTCTGGAGACACAATTGTCGTAGGGGCAGAAGGCGCAGTGAGAGCGTATGTCTATGTGAGAAGCGGAACGTCATGGAGCCAGCAGCAAAAGATTGTTGCTACAGGCTATCAAAATGATGACTTTGGATGGTCTGTTGGAATCGACGGTGATTACATTGCAGTAGGCGCACAAACTAGAAACAGCAAAGGAGCAGCCTTTGTATTCGTGCGATCTGGCACAAGTTGGACGCAGCAAGCTGAATTTACAGGCGACTCAACGTCGAGTGGGGATGTGTTTGGCTATTCTGTCGCAATCTCTGGCGACACAGTTGCAGTCGGCGCAAAATTCGATGATGATGGTGGAACAAACGTAGGTCAGGTGTTTGTGTTTACACGCTCTGGCACTAGCTGGAGCCAACAAGCAAAATTCTATCACAGCAGTGCGGCTGCGGCTGATCTGCTAGGCTCATCAATTTCAATTCATAACGATACAATCGCGGCTGGCGCGTGGGGTGAAGATACATCTGGCTCAACATCTGGCGCGGTCTACGTTTTCGTCCGAAATGGAACGTCATGGAGCCAGCAAGCCAAGCTAAAAGCGTCCAATGCAGGGGCAAGCGACAACTTGGGATACTCTGTCTCGGTCAGGGATGATTTAATTATTGCTGGTGCGCCTTACGAAGATACGACCGCAAGCGATGCAGGGTCGGCATATATATTTCAACGATCAGGGACAAGCTGGACGCAGAAAAAACAAATCCAAGCAACCAACGCTGGCTCATCTGATAAGTTTGGGTGGTCGGTGGGGGTCAGTGAGCCGTATTTTGTAATTGGGGCTTACCATGAGGACACAAGCGCTTCAAATGCTGGCGCTGGTTATGTGTTCGTGGCTGGATAGGAGTAATAACAAATGGCAATTAACTTTCCAGACAGCCCTTCAAACGGCGATACTCACACTGCAAGTGGTCGCACGTTTACCTATAATACTTCTAAGACAAAGTGGGTTTATTCTAACTCTCCAAACGCTTCTGTAACATCTAGCGACAATGCTCCCAGCAATCCTAATGTCGGTGATATGTGGTTTGATAGTTTGTCGGGGGAATTGTTAATTTATTATGCAGACGGTAGTTCTAATCAATGGGTCGGTGTTTCTGGGACCACAG